AACGGCGACCAGACATGGGTGCCTAACGTCTGGAACAACGGCGCGACCTCGGGCAATGCGACGTCGATCTGGGCAATTGAGTTTGGCCCCAAAAAGGTCTACGGGCTCTACCCGAGTAACACTGCTGGCGGGTTGATGGTCAACGACCTCGGCGAGCGTACGAAGGAGTACGCGGCTTCCACCAACGGGTCTGCTCCTTATGCCACAAAGAAGTTGCAGGTGTACTCCACTCATCTCAAGTGGTGGATGGGAATTCAGGTTGAGGATGAGCGCTGCGTGCAGCGCATCGCCAACATCAACCCTACCGGTTTCTCCGGGCCTGCCGGGTTTGATGAGAACGTCCTGATCGAAGCGTTGACGTACCTCCCTGGTGGCGGCGACGATCCTTCGACGGTCATTCTCGTCAACCGTGGCATGAAGGCCCAGATCGACATCCGCGCCGTATCGCAGAAGATCAACGGGTACTACACGCAGAACGTGGAGACCGGAGATATCTGGGGCAAGCGCGTTACTCGCTTCCAGGGCATCCCGATCCTGAGGGATGAAAAAATCCTCAACACCGAAACGATTGTGAGCTAAGGAGCCCACCATGCCAATGACCGATTCTCTCGCATATCTTCACGGCACTGGGACTTCAGGCGGAGGCTCGATTACTTCGACTCCCAACGCCTTTACCGCCGCCATCGCCGCAACCACCGGAGTAATGACCGTATCTGCCGTTGCAACGGGGCAGCTGGCCGTTGGACAGTTCCTTTACGGCGCGGGCATTCCCTCGAACATCTATATCACTTCGCTCGGAACCGGCGCGGGTCTTACAGGAACCTACAACACCAACTACACCGGCGGCGCTATTTCCAGCGAATCGATGACGTCAACGCCCAACACTCTCGGCGACGTGTACCTCGCAGCCGGCAGTCAGTACAGCAATCTGGAGATTGACTTTGGAGCGCCGAACTCTGGAGGCCCGTTCCCGAGCATTCCGCAGTTCCCGTCGCTTACAGAGAAGACGTACACCTTCCCTCCGGAAGTGGTTGGGCAGGGCGGCGTGGATATGGGAATTCACATCATCGTGAACTCCGCGACCAACCTGCTCACCAGCGTCAACTTTGAGGCTGTCACCTCGGCTACGACCGGGGCGCTGTTCAACGCTTCGCCAAACCCCATTGCAGCGAGGACATTGACCTTGGCGCAACTGCAAGTGGTTGGGGCTCACTACTACTTCGGCGTGCAGGGTTCGGCGGTTCTGGAATTCCTGAGGGTTTACATGGCCCTGACTGGAACCGACCCGACCATCGGAACCTTGTCCATGTGGTACGGCCCGCGCACCGGAGGAGAACAGTAATGCAGGTAGCAGCCAAGTGCATCATGCCAGCGTCTTTATCGTCTCCAGTCCAGCAGCTTTTCATGCCTGGACAAGGCCCGTTGCCGGGAGGTCTCTACGAGATCGACCGGGACGGGCCGCTGGCTGCTCTAAAGACAAACGGGGGTAAGACCGGGAAGTATGTCTTTGAGTTCGACCGCAACGCTGGCCCCAACGACAAGCCACACGATTACTCCTGCAAGAAGTGCGACAAGAAGTTCAAGACACTTCCCGAGCTGGGCAGGCACAATAACGCAGACCACAAGGACGACCCGAACCCCTTGGCAGAACCGGACGCTGAAGTGGTAGTGGCGAAGGATGGCCGTGGCAGAAAAACATCCAGAACCTTCACCTGCAAAGAGCCTGGGTGCGGTGTCGTTCTGCCTCATCTGTACGCACTGAAAGTCCACAAGAAGACTCACGCAAAGGATGCGGTCTCACAGGCCGCCTAAGGCGGACTGATGAATTATTCACAGGCGTCCATATCCAATCTCGCTTTAGGCCGCATCGGTGCTCGCGGGCAGATCGTTGACATTAACGAAAATAGCCCCAATGCCGTAAAGGTACTGGCAGTATGGGACGCTATTTTTCAAGAGGTTTTGAGCGAGCGGGATTGGAAGTTCGCCAAGACTCGCGTCCAGCTTCAGCTCAGTCCGGTAACGCCGCTCTACACGTACCGCTTCGCGTGGGCCCTTCCTCTTGATTTCCTTCGCTTTGTTCGTCCCCGCAAGCGACAGATCGACAACAACCACATATGGCTCAACGGGCCGGATAGAGTAGGCGGGTGGTATCGCCGTGACGATCCTCCTTTCTGGCCGCACGACCATGACTACAAGGTGGAGACCCTGACGGCAGGATGGCAGATCATTCCTCCGGCCCCTCCAGTGCCGTATCCTCTACCCTTTCCAACCGGACGTTACTGCCTGACCAACTACGGCGGATTCCGCGGCCCGGCGGCGATCACCTACATCCAGCTCATAACTGACTACACGCAACTCATGCCAGGGTTTGTTAACTGCCTCGCCTATCGACTGGCGCAGGAACTATGCATTGGCGTAACGGAGGACAAGGCAAAATTCCAGATGATGCAGGAGATGTACCGCGAAAGTCTCAACTCGGCTGAGGCCCAGAACGAGACGATGGATACGCAGGAAGACGAGGCCGGAAGCACATCGTGGGAACGCGCCGGCCGCAATGCCGACAGGTGGTGGTAGATGCCCAAGACCTACCCCGTACGTAACTCTTTCAATGCCGGAGAAATTTCTGAACTCGTCACTTTCCGCGAGGACATTCAGAAGTACAGTTCTTCGTGCAGGATTTTAGAGAATGCGGTGCCCTTGGTGGAAGGCGGAGCCAAGAAGATGCCAGGAACCACGTTTGCCGGGGGCACAGCGAACGGCGGGGCGATGTTCACCGCATCCATCTCCGGCACAACAATGGACGTCACGGAGGTCAACTACGGCGTCCTGCAACTGGGCCAGACAATCTTAGGGCCGGGGGTTGCGCCGGGAACGACGATCACGACGGCGGAGATCCCCGGAACGCCGATTACCGCCACGGCAACGGTATCGCAGAACTCAGGCTCTCAAACGACTAACGGATCAGGAAACTGGAGCTTCGTTTCTCCGCAGTGGCGCTCCAACTTCAACCCCGGTAGTTCGGCCCTGTCGAACCTCGTGTTCGAGAACTTCGGGTTCTCGATCCCTTCTGATGCCACGATTTTGGGAGTCACGGTAAGCGCGGTGCTTGTTTCGCAGGCGGGAACGTCCAGCACCATCTCTCAGGTGGCGCTCTACTATGCCAATGCGGTTCTAGGAACGATCAAAACTCCGGGAACAGAGTTCACCACCGTGCCGGTCACGCAGCCCTACGGCGGAACTGGAGACACTTGGGGCGCGGCGCTGACACCGGCAATCGTGAATAGCCCCAGCTTTGGTTTCGCCATGGCGGCGATCACCGATTCCACACGCATCTTCATCGGCCAGCAGTTCATCGTGCGGGTGACCTACAGCTACCCCAACGGAACGACGCCACCGACACCGATCTACGGGGCGGGAACCTACGGTGTCAGCATTTCGCAAAATGTCGCCAGCGAGCAGATGCAGACCGCCTCCAACGGAAAGAGCCGGCTGGTGCCGTTCCAGTTCTCGACTTTGCAGGGCGCTATTCTTGAGTTCTCCGCTGGAATCATTCGTATCTGGGAAGGCGCGAGTCAGGGGCAGTGGTCGCTCGGCATTGCCTTGCAAGCCCCGAACGCCACCAATTACAACCCCGTCACGCCCTACGTTGCTGGAGACGTAGTTTCGGTAGGGCCGTATGCGCAGGCTTTGTTTTACACGCATACCACCAGACCGGAGGGTTACACCCCAAACCCGGCTATGGGCGTTCTAAGTTTTGCCGCTCCCTATGGTGCCAGCATCGTCAATGCGGTGCCCATCAGTTTTACCGTAAATACATCGGACGCTTTATTAGTTTCGACAACAGGAGCTTCCCCGAATCAGGGAATTAATATTGCACTGGCGAATACGAGTCCGGCAAATAATTCAGCCGCGCTGATCCAGGCAGCGATTCAGGCACTTGGTTCTTTGAATTCTCCGGCCTATAACTACGTTGACCTGACGCAGTGGACGGTGACCCCTGATCCTATCTATCTTTCGTCGCCGTGGATCACTGCCCCCACTGTCCCTCCAGGAAGGTTTGTGGCGGTTGGAACTGCTCCTTCGTTTCTTGCCGAGGCGGTCTCGTCCAACACCAAGCAATTCCCCATA